TATCCGCCTCTCATCGGAGAGACGGCAAGATTACGAGTATTAGTACGAGAAGCAGTACGAGAGAAGATTCGTTTATCTCGTCTTTTGTTGGCTCTATAACGACGCATTTTGACCTCCTTTCGTTATCTCCATGGTTGAGTGAAAGATTGGTTAGCAGACGTACTGCGGAAAGGATTAAACATATCGAGAGCATCTTCGACAGTTGTTTTGAATTTTATCCAGCCATGATGTTGTTCGGCACGACCTTCTTGCTTTATGACGTCGTGTCGGACTTTTTGAGCGATAACACGGTTTTCCATTATTTTTCGCTCAGCATCAGCTGCGAGGTTAGCAGCCTGGGCATTGTTAACCATTTGTTGAGATCGTTGTGATTTTATTGTTTCTTTTGCGACCAGGGCAGAAGATACAGCAGAGCCCACATTGTTAAATGCGGATGAGAAGCCGGCACCAGTTGATTCCATGTGAGCGATTTTTGGGTCGGGAGTACCAGCACCAGAAGTATGACCAGCGAGTATAGGATTAAGACCAGCTTTTTTCATGTCGTCCATGGACCGCTGAAAGGCAGTATTTGACATTCTTTCCTGCCATGCGCGTGAATCTTCGGATATTTCCTTATTGGCTTCATTTGCGTCAGATTGCCCTTTTAAGCCAATTAAACCGCCTACGGTAGGGCCGAGTATGGAACCGACAGTTTGTCCTGCACTAGAGCCTAAAAAGGAACCAATACCGCCGAATACATTTGATATACCAGATAAGAGACCACCTAAAAATCCGGATTTATTTTTCCAGAACCTTGTTGAACCATTCATTTAAACCCCCTTAATAAAACGGTATATATTTTTCTTTTGGCGCCTGGTAATCAATTATACCATGCGTTGTAAGTGTTGTTATTAATATTGTTATAATACATATTAATATTACAGCGATGAGCGTTTTTTTCACGTATCAAACTCCATCGGGGGAACGGGGGGGGGAGAACACACCCCCAGCCGTAGGGTATGCCCCCGGATTAAAAGTGATCAATGAGCCCGGGCACAGAGTAAACGGGCATTGGTCTTGCACAGCGACACTCAATGAATGAGTCCATTAAGAAGTCAGGCGCACCAGAGACCGCCAGAACTCTTGACATTGGAGGTGTTTCCTCAATGAACGTAGGTGATAGTGTCGGTAAAGACGTAAAGTATTGTGACAAGTGCCAGGCGTCCAAGGGAGTAGCGAAGTTTGAACGGAATTCGCCAGTGATTTTTGAAGGCAGATAACGATATTCTGCCCATCTTTCTTGGTAGCCGAATACCTGGTCATCTATGATTCCTTCGGGATTGGTAACACCAGGGCCTTGGCAGTATATTTCTTTGTTAAGGACCTCTTGTTCTCCTAAGTGAGCGAGAGCGGGCCAATAATAATCAAAGCGAGTACGTCGGGAGAACATACGGTTAAGACCTTGTTGGTATGTAAGATCAGCACGAACAGAGAGAATCCCAAGGATAACACCATGTTCGACGAAGGACTTTGTAAAGCCGACATTTCGCGCAGTAATAGTACCGACAGCCGATACCGAGCCCAGAGGTGTCGTAGTACCTGAGGCAGGCTTTGGACTCGTTTGAGCCACAGTTGTGAGGGTAACGCGGGCAGAATTGCCACCCAGATACTCAGGACGCTGAAGGCGAGCGTCAGGGCTAATAACGCCAAAGTGCGAGCGTATAAGTTCCACATATCGAGTACCTCCTCTGGCATCTCTTTCGTATAACCTTTGAATTTGGAAGGCCAGACGGAGAGAGTTAATTGTTGCAGCAGCAGCTTGAGATAGATCGGCACGTAGATACGGATAACCTGCGTCGTCCGGATTTTCTTCTACGTAGAAGTTTGTATTTGCACCACCAGGATTTATCGCAGCTGCACCTGCGAAGTTAGAAGTAGTGCCGTCAGATTCGTAGAGCGGGCCAGCAGCACCGCCGAATACGTTTGTTTGTTTTCCGAAGCCGATAACAGGGGCTTCAGTTCCCAGGGGTAATTCTACACCAGGGCCCTTTTGAGGCCAGGGTAAGCAGGAGGTAAAGTAGTCATGTCTTTTTCCTCTTTTGAGTAATACATAATCATTAATATCATCGGGGCCGTCATCAGTATCGACCACGACGGAATCTTGCATATTTTCGTCACGATACCACTCGTTCCAGATCAGATTATAGGCCCGATGGTGAAATGAATTTACAGATAAGCTGTTGACTTCGGTAGGAAGGCCGAAATAGTCGGAGAGACTTGAGGCAGTGAATCCACCCATAGCAGGAGCTACAATTTGGGGAGTAAGATATTCTACCGACGTGTCGGGGTCGTAAGGGTCTACAGTTTCGCCCATGAATTTTTGGAAGTTTTCCCAGACCAGGCGAAGCGGTACGAAGAAGTAATGGACGTCCATAAATAGATTGTCCATGATCGGATAAATTGGTGTCGTCATACGAGCGAAGATTGTAGCGGAGACATTGAACGTATCCCCAGGGAGAGCTTCGTCAATGTAGAACGGTATAAGATAACCCGCGTCAAACGTTGTTTTGTAGGCATGGTTACGAGGTAAAACAGAGCGGGGAATGTTAGCTTGTGGAGCACGCGAGAAGTCATGAGTCATGACTGATTTCATTGTGAACCCTCCAGGATTTCGATGTTTTCCAGGATGATGAGACCTTTTGTCCCTCTATCCAGATTTAGCCTATATTCAACATAGTCCATGAAGGCAACGTCAGTTGTGAACGCTGCCCGATGGACATATACTTTGATTTGAAAAACCTTTTCGACAAAGAATTCGCCTTCGGCGATATAATTGACATCTTTAGTAGATTTTTTTTGCCATTTCGGTTTCTCTTTGAGGTCATTGTCATATTGTGCCATTTTCGTGAACCTTCGGTGTCACTCAGACCCATTATATCAAGTATATATATGGGTCTGTTTTTAGCTGCCGGAGGCAGCAGGCTTGCCAGACTTCGGCAAGCCCTTATCATCGTTTATGTGATCGTTCGCAAGATTGGCAGACCTAGCTGCCTGTTCAGCTTGTGCTTTTGCTTTTGCGATACGTTCTTTTGATTCCTCGGAACGCATTGATTCGGGGATGAGTTTTAGGTTAATAGCTTCTTCGAGGTTTTTTGGATCGTGGATGAAGTCCAGGAGATTAGAGACATTATTTTCGAATTTAGCCCTTGTTGTTGCAGGTAGAGCCATAAAGCGGGCATTTGCTTCGTTTGATCGTTTAAGAGTTTCAGCCAGGTCGTAGAGATCGGAGAAATCTCCGAATTGAGCCTGGCGGGGAGCACGAACTTTTCCAGGTTCGTGATACATACCAGTTTTTTGATAACGCTTTAAGATAGTGTTTATGTTTGCGTCATCACGGTAGGATTGTTTGCAGCGGGAAGTGACCCTATTGGGGTCAACTCCATCGTGGAGAGAGCAGTCGATAGATACAGGGAATCCACGCATAGACATAGCATTGAATTCTTTAGACATTATTTCCTCCTAGCATATTTTTATATTTTTGTATAGTTTATTTTTTAATAACCGAATCGGTTATGGAATTTGAAACAAATTCGGAGCCAGAGCAGATGAACTCAGGTTTATGAGAATCGACTGCACCGGAAGCATCATTGAATTCGCCTATTAGATAGAGTTTGAAGTCGTCAGGATATTTTGAAAGAGAGGAGCGAGAATCTTTGGCGAGATCGGAGAACATTCGGACGGCGAGACCTTTTGTTGAAGTGAAGAATGGAGCGGAGAAGGCGTTAGCTTTTACATCATTAACTGCAAACATTAGAAGAACCATTTTCATACCCCCTTGAAAGTACTTTACTACATTGTTTTCGATATTCCTCACGTTCGTTTAATCGTCGTCGAGAGTTGTGAGGATTGACTTGAGCCGACGTCATTCTTTGCCCTTTAATAGTAGCAAATTGTAGAGGATTGTCAATTTCATATTTTGAATCGTAGAATTTGGGAGGTTTAACTTTTTTACCGTTTAGTATTGCGAAACCAGATGGGTATATATCAGATGAGTATTTTTTGAACCATTCTGTTCCTATACCGGGACGGCGAGACATTGTAACATATTCGGGCTTTCGCCCTTCGTAGTATATTTTTGCTTGTTCTTTATTACTTAAGATTTTCATTGACTTATATAGTTCTTCTCCTTTCAGGTTTTCTTCAGACCATTTTTTTAATACATAACGAGCAACATAGGCAGCGGAATCGAATGTTACAGCGCCGATTGTATGAAAGCCATAAGGCCAGAGTTCGGCGAGAGTAGCTGAAGCGTATAGTTTATTGCCTTGTTTTTCGGTTAGGAATACTTTATCGGGAAAATCGTATCCGAATAAACAGGCGTGATGATGAGGACGTGAGAATTTAGGACCATATTCGCCACAGTGAAAGAAGCGGACATTTTGCGGGGAGATCTTTTTTCGTAGACGTTTCATGAATTTTTGAAAATCGTCTACCATAAGAGTACGTTGTTTGTCAAGGTTTTCTTCATTAAAAGTTAGTGTTATAAAGCAGTTATCTTCATAAAGTGACGCTTCATTTACGCATCGTAAGGCCCACATCATAGAGCGATCAAGACGGCAGCCGATACAGCGACCACAGGCAACAGGTATTTCGACGGGTACAAGTGCGTCATCGATACTAAATACAAGTGAACGCTTACCAGACTTCTTGTTGATCTTAGAAGAATAGTAAGCGTTCAATGGTTTGTAACAGGGCATATTATAACCTGTATCCGCCTCTCATCGGAGAGACGGCAAGATTACGAGTATTAGTACGAGAAGCAGTACGAGAGAAGATTCGTTTATCTCGTCTTTTGTTGGCTCTATAACGACGCATTTTGACCTCCTTTC